GCTCTCTCCATCAATCAGAGAATCAAGTTTACGCAATTCATCAGGAGTTAATGATTCTAGTCTAGACATAACAACAATTCTTATGTCATCATCAGGCTGCATCATCGCCTGAGAAGCATCACCACCCATCTCTTCATTTATACTAACAGATTCGTCCATCATCATTTCAGCCATTTAGACCTCCTTTTGTTTGTAAAGAACTGACCAATCACTTTTCTTACAGAATAAACCCATAGTCCATGACGGCCACTCTAGAAGCCTTCTGTAAATCTTGCCTAAGTAGTCTGGTTTTTCTCGTTTACCATACACATAAGCGATTTCATTCGCTCGGTGAACGCAAAGATGCCTCCAGAACCAGACCATTCTGCCTTTGCGTAATTGATTGACCACAGGTATTGCCCAAATGTGATAGCCACGCACTAACTGTGGGCTTAAAAAGTCCCTAGTGAACCTATAATCATCTATGACTTGCTCTCTTGTTAAATATCCTTGGCGATGAAGTTCATTACAAACTACTCTCCCTCCGAAAACTTTAGCCAAAGTTCCTCCGATAAATCCACCTATTGGACCACCTACTGCAGTTCCGATAGCTGTTCCTGCAGTTGTTATTGCTGCACCTTTAACTGCTTTGAGTGGTTTTTGACCACTAAGTAAATTAAAAGCTAGATCAGCTCCAAAAGTTGTGCCCACCTGCGCTATTCCAGGAGTATATCCTTTAAAACCTGACTCAAAAAATCCAGGTTGTGAAATTGCACCACTTGTATCTATAGCAGGTTGATTTTGCAATGCTCTTAGTTCATTAAGCTGATCTATTTTATTTTTACTAAAAGCTGCAAATGTTTTGCCACCTTCTCCTGCTATATTTGCTTTAGTAACAGCAGCTGCTACTTCTGGATTAGTGCTTAATAGGTTGCGGGCTGTTGCACTAGGAAGAGCTATGCTTCCTTTTGGAATATCTAGACCACCACCAAAAGTCAATAAGTTTTTCCCTGCAGGAACTAAGCTATCAAAAAAAGGTTGCCCAGTTTGATTAGCTAATTGACCAGCTTTTGAAATAAGAGTTCCAGTTGCTGCTCTACCACCTTCAACAAGAATATCTTTTGTGCTTATATCTATTCCTTGATTGAGCAGATCTTCGTCTGGAGTTTGAGATATGAAATTTGCTGCTTCTTGGTGGAACTGATTATTAGGATCAAATTCAACTTCCCCTGTTTGAACTCTGCGAGCAAATTGAAACATTGGCATTGCTTTTGTTCCATAAATGTCTTGAAGCCTAACACCTGAGTCTAAAGTTGGTTGTTGAGTTCCTATTTGATAAACTGGGACAGTCCTATAAAGATCTGTAGTTTCAGTAATCTGCTCTTCTTCTGGAGATATTGATCCTATTCCTTCAAGTGCCATTANCCTATTATCCCTCTTTCTTTTAAATCTGTTATTAATGTCCCCANAACNTCTGCTANCTCTGCAGTTGTTGTTGAATCTGCATTCATAGTCCTATCAGATGTTACATTGGTTACAGTATAAGGATCAGATGAAGCAGCAAGATTAGTAGTAGCAATATTCTGCTCTAGCTGGTTAACCAACTGATTTGCCCATCTTACATTATAATCTGATGGGGGTGACGGCAATCTTCCTCTCCTTATACTCATCTCAATCCATCTGGTCTAACATTAACTCTAAATGTGCTAAGCTCCCAATTATCGCCAACAGCAGAGCTTGCTATGCGCATTTTCATTTGTCTTCCTTTTGCTCTTAAAGATACTTTACTTGTAGTTGGGGAAATAGTAAATGGTCCTTTTGTAGTTTCAGCAGAATCATCAGGATATTTCTTTGATTTTAATGTTAAAGACACTGATCCTGTAATAGTTCCTGCAGGAATTACTTTATCAATCATAAATACATTTGTCCCATCGGGTTGACCTTGAGCATCAAATTCAACAGCAGAGCTCTCTATATATGAAGACATTGCAGAGCCATCATCATTCACTCCTGTTTCTTGATTATATAAATAACCATCTGAGGAAACAGCATAAGGAACTAATCTAACTCCGAAAGAATCATGCCAAGCTGTCCGAGCCAAATTTCCTATAGACCAAGTTCCTGTTTCATAATTAAAAGAAACATATTTATCTGGCTCATCATCACTAGCATCATCAGAGACGTAAAAGAAAATGATCTCTTGAAATTTACGATTTAATGATCCAAAAACTTTCTGTTGCTGTTGCTGATTAAGATTATCATAAACATGATATTGAACAGGTGATGGTAATTCTTTGACTTGTCCATCAAATACGAAAAAATTGTTCCTCCCCATCCAATACACAACATCGCCTTCAGCAACCATACATCTTTGGGAAATTGGACCACAACCTGTTCCGAGCAATCTAAATGCGAAAGTAAATGGTGGACCAACAAATTGCATTCCGTACATAGCTTCATCAGTTCCTATAAAAATTTCTTCACGTGTCGGGACTGCTGCCATTATTTTTGTGCCGATCTGCAACCTTTGCGAACCTGCCGTATTAGTAGCAGTTGGCGTAAAGGTTGTATAACTATTTTGATCTGAAAACTGAACGAGCATAGGATCTTGAGCACTCGTGCTAGTATTATACGATCCATAAGCCACTAAATGCCTATCAGGAAAAGAAATCGTGGTGAATCTACTTTTAGATATTTCATTTGCAGAAACAATTGTTGCCCTTGTATTTACTCCTGCACTTGCGTCCCAGACATATGTAGCAAAATTATGAACTGTTCCAAGAAGATCCTCTCCCCACAAATCAAAACTCCACATACTTAATTCTAGTGTAACTGAAGAACTGCTTCTGGCAGTTCCCCATGTACTAAGACCCCAAGTTCCAGTTCCCCAACCTAATGCTAATGCTGCTGTTGCTTCTAACATTCCTTCATCATATCCAATAAGATATGCAGCAACAACTGAACTTCCTCCTCCAGAGCCAGAACCACTTGCAGCAGATGCAACAGTAACAGTATATGAATTTGCATTCAGAACTGTTACTTCATAAGCTCCTGAAAGAGTAACTCCGTTAACAGCACTTGCTCCGCTAAAAGAAACTATTTCCCCTGTTGTTGCTCCGTGACTAGTATGAGTTACTGTTACTGTGGTTGAACCAGCTGTCGTTATAGGATTTGCACCTAGAGTTGCCGAAGATCTTAATGGAGTTATATCGTAAAATATACCACCTGTTAAAATTAAAAGTTGTTTCTCTGTACCAACAGCTAAAACATCAGTTCCATCTAACAGTCTCCAGTTTTTAAGAGCTCTGCATTTACCAGCTGATAAATTAGTTGACGATGTAAAAGTTGTTGGGCTCGTGGTTTCTTTTTCCCAACCTCCAATTTTTTGAGGTAAACCATTAACAAATCTTATTTTGTCTGCATCTATCCAGTATGGACCAACTTTGGCAGCAGTATATTCATCAATGTCTGTTACCACTCCTGGTTTTATATTTAATGCTTGAAATGTCATTTATTTTTAACCCATGCCCTTGCTTTACTCATTGCTCTATTACCAAACCAGAAAGCGATAATAGCAGAAAATATTGCAGCAGTTTCATCATCCCATGCAGCATCAACTGCTGTTGCCCAATCAATGTTCTGATTAACTATCATAGCATATATCATAGTTCCTTTTACAGCAGCAAACATTAAGAAGAACAGATAAGTAATGACAGGGCGCACAGAACCCCTGAGACTGTTGACAAAACCTCCAGACTGAATACTTCTATCATGTTCATATATTCCTTTTGTCTCTGCTATATCTGCCTCTGCGTCTAACTCTTCAACTTTTAATTTCGATATTTGCTCGGCATATTTGGCTTTTGCTTCCAGCATAGCTAATTCTTGTTTATTAGCTTGGCTCTGTTTAAAATAACCTAAAATTTCGGGAATTATAGAAGTCCCAAAACCCATTAATGTTCCCAACAAACTTATCATTTTTTATTCGCCATCCAAGCTGTCATACCCATATATGCCCCAACAACTCCTGCCATTCCTATATAAAATAATCCAAATAAATCAGCCATAGCTTTTATTCGGCTATCAGGAAAAATAGGCAAGAACAAAAAACAAGTAAAANAGAGCATCCCAATAAGAGAAATCCAAGCCATCCTTCTTTGTGCATCAGCTTTCTCTTCTTTTTCTGTAACTTCGTGGATTGCTTTGACTGTTGCAAGTTCGTCATCGCTAACCACACCATCCCCATCGACATCAAATTCCTCATAAATGCTATCTTTTTGCAAACTTTTTACACCTTTTTTAGTATTAGTCATTCGCCATCATTTCAGANAATTCTATTGCACGATTCCCAACCTGATCTGCCCATCTGCTATTTAACATTTCAAAAGATGCATCTTCCCATCTTTTTTTCTAGAAACAGCTTTCAGCATATTTTTAAACTTCATAAGACCTGCTACACCAAGATTAAAAGCCATATTAACTAAAACAGATTTTCTATTTTCAGAAAGCTCATCAAAAAAAGATAAATTCTCCATGAGCTGTTCTGTAAAATAATCAATGTCATTATTAAGAAGGAACATAGCCTCTTCTTCAGTTATTCCTTTTTGTTCAATATTTCTTCCGACTCCTATAGTTTTGTAACCAGCAGGACAGTCGTAAACAGTTAGTCTTAAACCTTCATGACGAACTAATTGATCTTTTAAATTTTCCATAACATTCCTGCCATGAGAAGAATTAACGCTCCTGCTGAGGAGAGTATAATAACTTCTATTCGTTTAATTCGGAGTATCGTTTCTTTCCATCTTTCGGCGCAAACTGCTTCATGTGTATTCATACGAGACTCCAGATCCTTTGCTGTGGGCAACCTAATCTCCTAACTCAGGCCAGTCATAAAGAGTGCCAGATTTCTTGCCATCTTTATCGTACTCTACCCAGAGCTTTTCAATGTCACTTACTTTTGAACAAGCGTCTATAGCATCTTCCATTGCTTTAGCCTTTGTTCGTACAGCATCTCTAAAAGTTTTTACGTTACTAGGAACAGCTTTATCAACATCTGCCTTCCTGATAATGTACCAATCGGTAGCTTTTAAAATACCCGCCTGTTGGCTTTTTACTTCGTGCTTTAACTTTGATTTAACACCCAATACTTTGTCTTTGCCACTACCGCTATCATTCATAGCCATAGCTTTTTTGTTTTTTACTTTTCCATTTTCATCATAATTAAACGTATACAATCTTGTATCAGGAGGACTGTCTTGAACAATTTCTTTTATGTTCCATTTCTTTTTTTCATCAGCACTCCAAAAATTCCAATTACCTGAGTGTTGAGTTCCATCAGATGCCGTCCAAGGTCGGCCTGGTTTTATGGTTATGTTATGATGTTTCCAAATACTTGCCATGTTATTCTCCTAATTAACCTGCCACAATCGGCGTTGTCTCTTCTCCCCCAAAAGGATTCTCTGCAAAAGCTATATATGTATAAGTGTTAGCACTGGTTCCCCCTGACGCAGCTGTTGCTGTATTTATCTTAAAACCATTTGACAGGAAATTAATACTGTAAGTACCACCAGTATCCTCTGCTGTTGTCTCATTAGCTCCAAGCCAAAAAGTATTTGGGTTGGATGTTAAACTCCACATTGGTCTTTCGGTATCCATCATAGTCCACCCATTTGCTCCATCAACATTTTTTATCATTAGAAATCGGGGACGAAAACCTGTGAACACTACAGGTCCGTTTGCATTGCCATTGCCATCGAAGGAAGAAAATTTGCTGTAACCTTCTATTTCTGCAAAAGCTATAGCTAAAATTGTAGATCCACTTTTATTAGGTGCGCTAGATGTACCAACGCTAAACACGCTACTAGTAGGGGCTGTATCATTAAACATACCTACATCATCTGATTTTGCTCCTGATCCATCTAATAAAAGATAATCAGTTTGAGGATCAGTTATTCCCATTTCCTGGGCATAGACAGTATTAGAATAAGAGGCATCTAAATTTTTAAACAATATCATTTTTGGAGCCACTCCCAGCCCATGTCCAACTGTACTGGCTGACCCTGTTCCCTCATATACCGAAATACTTATCCCCGCACTTTGATCTACCAACGTCCGAGTCGTATTTATACCGCCGTCCTCGTTAGCGGTTCCGTTGCCAGCCGTTTCAATAAACCAATTCCAAGATATTAACTGATCTTGATCTCTGCATACTTCATTGTCTTCCCCTACTTCTTCACCACCCTTTAAAAATCTTTGAAGAGTATTAGCGTTACTAGCTTGTATGGCGTGATCGTTAGAGTGCCAGTCGAGGTTAACCCCTCTGTTTCTATCAAATAACATGTGATTGTCTGTAGCGTTTCTGTTTTTAATCCAAACAAAAGCTGATTGAGATCCTGCCGCTGCTTCAAGATTATCGTTGTTACACGCTTTAAAACCTGTTGGTGGTGTAAATCTAAAATGGCCTTTTGCGGCAGCTGTCTCGCTTAAATCTGTAGCATCAAAGTATTGCCACTGACCAAAGTTTATACTTAGATCTCTACTTGCATATGAGCTTGCATTAAATAAAGTTCCATTAACAGTAGAGAAAGGAAAGGATGTACCCCTGCCACCAGAGTCAGGATCACCACCAAGCTCTGCGTTCCAACTATCATTAACTCCCATCCAGAATTGGTTGTTGTCACAATCTATAGCAATCTGTACTACATCTCCTGTGCTATAACTTAACCCTGTTATAGTCATAGACGTTTCAGCTATATTGTTTAAAACAATAGCACATTCACCATTAGCATTAAATCTAATGCCATAATCGGCATCCCCAATAGCAAAGGTAGATTGTTGAACATTATAATCTAAACTAATAAAAGGAATTATTGTTGGGTAGCCACTTACATTAAACACCTCATATTCTGCATACCACTTACCAGTTTTAGGGTTGTCAAATGTAGAACGAATAGCTTGCTCATGTGTACCACCATGAGAAGAAGTAAAATGTAGCATACAGTCTTCTNNACTTGT